CGGGTCGATATAAAGTATATAACGCTGAATATAAAGAAGTATTTGACAATTTTCTCAATGATGGCCATCTTTTCTATATGACGCATTGTAATTATAAACACATGTTCGACGCCATTTGCGGCACCATTAAAGGTATGGAAGGTCGCAATATGAGTTATGGCAAGAAAGCATCTCATCTTTTACGATTGGCCTCTCTTTTTAATCGTTATCAAAATTGTAGTAAATTATCACCATATCAATATTTTGAAATGGATGATGATAAACGTGATATTGCTCTCATGATGAAAATTAATGGTGTAAAAAAAGAAAATTATGAAATTTGGAGAGAAGAGGTTTATAATAAATTAAAAAATGATACTGAAAATTTTGATTATAATTTTGAAATAAAACACATAGAAGAAATTGGTTTTTTAATTATTGACAAATTTCAACTTGCTTTAACAGATGCATATCTTCAGGAGAATGGATATGAAAACCAACCTTCCTAAAATCAAATTAAAAAATGTTTGGCTACACCTTCGTAAAATTCAAACCCATCGTAAATGGGTTCGCCATTACTGTTTTCTCGCGGGAATACCTTGGCGCGGCCTCACACACGATTTATCTAAATATAGCCCAATTGAATTTTGGGAGTCTGTACGCTTTTATGTAGGTACTTCGTCTCCTATAAATGAGGCAAAGAAGACACAGGGTTACTCGCGCGCATGGTTACATCATCGCGGACGCAATCGCCATCATTGGGCTTACTGGGCAGATAATTTTAGTGAAGGACTAACTGTATATCCAATGCCAAAGAAAGATTTCATTGAGATGGTATGCGATTTTCTTGGAGCAGGGCGCGCGTATTCAGAAGAAGGCTTTACCTATAAAAAAGAATTAGAATGGTGGAAGAAGGCGCGCGAAGGCGATTGTAAAGCAATGAATGAGAAAAATAAATTCATGCTTGATATTATCTTTAGTGATTTGGAATATGCTGAGCGAAATCCTTTAAATATCAACATGGATACGCCTGAACAAATTATTGCATCTGGATATTTTGGTCTTGTGTGGGAGGCAAATAGTAAAAATGTGGAAGAAGATTCTTAAAGATGCGCCAGCGCAGTTAATTCCACAACTCTGTTCTACAGCCGCGCTACCAGACGCGCCATTATTCCTTTGTTCTTTTAAAGAAAAAAGCGAAGCAGATAATATTATATTTATACGCCCATTGAAAGAATTTGCAAACGTACAAATGGATTTAGGCATCTTTTCAAACTTTTGTGTATATCAAAATGACGGTGAATAACTTTCAAAGTTATTCACTTGATTTTTTTTAAAATTTTTGATATAATATATATAGAAAAAGAAAGGAGAATTTAACTTATGAGCGTTGCGCCTTCATTTCAAAATCTGGAGAAAGTTGGTTCTCCCTTTATTGAAAATGGCCGTGAATATATCTATGTCATTTGTAAAAATGGTAATAAACGTAAAGTACGTTGGTACAATGAAGGAAAAGAACCGAAAAAGAAAGAGGTAAAAACGGAAGAAAATTCCGAGAAAAGTGATTTTGAAGATTTTCGCGCGCATGACGCTTTTGGCTTTGGAGAAGAGAATTTTATTACTGTTTATGATGCGTCTGATGAAATAATCGAAAAGTGGCGTGAAAATATTCCTGCATTTTCAGTATTAGAAAGCGCTTGGTTCGGTTTTTATTCTCCATCTTACTTTACAGGTACTCCTCCTAAGGGAGTTCGAGCCGTTCGGCTGGACTGGAAAGAAATTCGCCGTTATGATGATGATAATTGTCTTGCAATGAAGGACGGAGATTGGGTTCAGCATTATGTAAACGAAAAATTATATGGCCACAATGTAAGTGAATATCAAGGCCAAAAAGATGAATGGCTTGTGTGTTCAGTAACCATTATGAAAAATATTGATACTGAAACTCATTATGGCGAAACACATATTCATATTATGAAAGATAGCGTAGGTAATGAATATGTATGGACTACGGCATCAAAAAATCTTGAAGTTGGAAAATCTTATTTACTGAAAATGAAAGTTAAAGAGCATAAAGAATATAAGGGTGTAAAACAAACCGTTGTATATTATTGTAAGGTGATTTAATATGAAACTTTATTTTGAAAATAGTTATGGCAAACGTCGTGAAATTGCAGACTGTATGACTGCGAAAGAGGTTAGTGCCGCAATCAATAAGTTCGTCGAAGAATGTAATGCTAGAAAACCCGCGAGTCAGCGTCCTTTTGAAATAATCTATACTCGTATGTGGAAAGAAGATAATATGATTAAATATGATATTGGTTCTTGGAGTGAATTTTTCTTTTGGGATGTAGGCGACAAGACAGTGGAGGAACTTTACGATGTATAAAGTTCATGTTGATTATCCTCGTTCATGTGAAGATTTCACAAATATCAATAGAATAGAACACTCTAAGACCTATATTTATTTATATGGAAAAGATAACGATATAATTGTTTCATTATATAATGCAAATTATGTAAAAATTGAGGAGGAAAAGGATGATAACGTGCGCCGCGGTAGTAATCTTTGATAATAAACAAAATAAAGAAGTAACTATTCCCGTTCATCGTCATTGCGATGCATTCCTTATTCTTCATGATCTTGGCTATAAACGCGATGATTTTAAGACGATAGCTCAAGGCTTCCTTGATGAACACTCTAATTTTTATTCTCGTGTAGATGCCTGGGAGCACGCTTGACTACATGGTCAACTTCCAAATGAATTAGAATGTAATCATAGACAATTATTCAGTGAGGATCTTTGGTGAATAAAATGAAAGTAACTGTTAATTATGGGGCGGAATATAATTCACCGCAACTTTTTTATGAAAAAGTAAATGAAATCAGATGGAACAATGAAAATTGGCTTACTGTAATTTTTACTAATGGTGAAAAAACATTTGTAAACGCGAGTAAATGTTATTCTATTGACCTAGAACGAGACGAAGAAGAAAAAGAGGAAGATAATAATTACTAATGACATTAACCGGATGGCTTGATCGTGCCGGTAATCATTATCCCGCGGGATATATGGAACACTATGAAGTCGGACAATTCAAGTTCAAAAAAAGTGAATGGGAACTTGAAGAAATAGGCGTTGTAAAAATATACCGTGATAAAATCGCGGCAAAATATAACGTATGTAATATCCCCGGCACAGATATAGTATATTATATTCAAAAGCCAAATAGACTTAGCAGTGCACAAGCAAATTGGCTCTTAGATAATGGATTTAATATCGACGAAGATGATATTTGACTTTATATAAAAATTATAATATAATTTATATTGAACAAAAATATGGAGGAATAACATGAGTAAAGAAGCAAGGAAACTAATGTATGAATATCGAATTCAACTACTAACTGCGCGCGATCCAGTAGGAAACGCAGGAATTATCAACAAGTTGAGGCGCAAAATTCGTCTAATTGGAGATAATTATTCTATAAAGGAAGGTTAAATTATGGTTTTAATGGTTTTAGGCATTATTCTTTTTATCGCATCTCTCGTAGCAATTCCTTTTATGAAAGGAAAGTTTAAAACAATTTGCCCCATTGTAGGTGCCATTTGCATGGTAACACTAATTATTCTATCTTGCATCTCTTACGTGCCTACTGGATATACTGGTATTGTAACTACCTTTGGTAAAGTAAATGATATTACACTTGATGCCGGTATCGCAATTCATCGCCCTTGGGACCGAGTAATCACAATGGATAATCGAGAACAGAAAGTTACTTTTAATCTGCAATCTTTTTCCAAGGATATTCAACAAGTAGATCTTGCAGGTTCTATTAATTTAAACATTAATAAAACTACAGCCATGAATCTATATCGTGAAGTAGGTACTCGATATATTGATGTACTCGTGCAGCCGCGCATTCAAGAAGATGTAAAGATTGTTATTGCTCATTATACAGCAGAACAATTAATCGAAAAGCGGCAAGAAGCATCTGATGCAATTTATGAACTTATTAAGAGCGAGCTTTCCAATAAGGGCATCAATATAATTTCTCTCGCAATGGAGAATATTGATTTTACCGATGCGTTTGAGGCCGCGGTAGAAGCCAAACAGGTGGCTACTCAGGAAAAACAGCGCGCACAAACCGAGCAAGAGCGTATGACTATGGAAGAAGAAGCCGCTGCACGTCGTTCAGTAATTGTCGCTAATGCAGAGGCAGAAAAGGCCAAGATCGCGGCACAGGCTGACCTTGAAGTAGTAAAAATCCAAGCCGACGCCGCGCTATTCGCTGGTGAACGAGAAGCCGAAATGAATAAGCGTATTTCCGAAGCGCTGAGCAACGACCTTATTCGTTATTATTGGATTAAGCAATGGAATGGCGCGCTGCCTACCTTCTCTAGCGATTCTGGTATGATTCCAATTTTTAATATGGGAGAGTAATAAGATGATAGCTTGGTGGTGGTTAATTATTTCGTTTTTTGTTGGTACGTTCTTTGGAATTTTTATCGCAGCAATTGTTACTAGCGCTCATGAGGAATAAAATACTAAAATTATTGCATTGAACAATTACATATAATTTAGAAACTAGACCCGCAACGCGGGTCTTTTATTGTGTGGTGAGAAAATGAGAAATAATTCATATATCTATGGTATACCCCATTTTAATATCAGTGATAAATTTACATACTTTATAGACTTAACAAATATAAACTATAATAGTCCAATAGTCGCTTTATAGAAAAAACATCTATATGAAAATGCAAGAAATGAAGCTGAAAAAATTACAAGTTTATTAAAGAATGACAATGCTACTGAAATACAAAGTGCAATAAAATTTCTTGGAGTAGCAGCACAAAATGAAAGGAAAAAAGAAATATTAATATTAAAAGCTTATAAAGCTAAGTTACAAAAAGAATTGCCACGTGGAAAAGATATAGATAAAATTTTATCTTCACTTGATTCTGCAAATTTAAATAATCCTAAATAGTTAAATTAGTTCTATAATGATTTAACTAGCTGCTTAAATATTCTGCGCTAGAACGCAGAAGATTATTACACGCGTTTATAGCAATGGAAAAAACATAATAATAAAAAAATGAATGAATTAGCTTAGGATGATTATCGTTTTCGCGCCGCGGGAGATATATAGGCGATATTAAATAATATAACAGGAATGGCAACAAAAGCACAAGAAAAAAAAGTTGAAAGTTTCGCGGCGAAATTACGTGAATTAGTAGCAAATTATATTATTGATAATAATGTTAGTCATCTATGCGCCACGGGTGAGGATTTCGCCGCCATCGTCGCCGCGATAACATTAGATATAGAAAAAGAACTTCAAAAAGAGCTAGATAAAGATACCGAAAAAAATGATTTTTCCGAGCTAACTGATAAAGAATTATAGAATTTTATAAATGAATATTCTTCTCGCACTTTAGCACAACAAACCCGTTTACAAAAAGCCTTAACGGCAGATCAAGATAGCTTATAGGATATACTTTACGCGGCAAAAAATATTCTAGGAATTACTACGTTATCAGGCTCAGCAAAAGCAACACAAATTACAAAAGCTAATTCAAGAACCTCTAAAATGAATGAAAGAAACAGTATGTTTAAATTTTTTAAAAATAGTAAAAAAATAGATTATAATTTACTTCAAGAATTAAAAGCGGTAAAATTTTCTTCTACAACTAAAACCTCTCATGGTAATTTATTTGAACTAATTCAAGTTTTAACAAATCAAAATGCAATAAAAATAGGCGGAAGCGCGGCGACAGATACTATTTCGATGGGATCAGTAGACATAGAATTAGAAAATACAGACATAGGCAGAGAAATTAAACAATGGAGAAATGAAATTGCTAATGCCTATACAGAATATGATATGTTAAAACGTGAATCCCGTGAACAAGATAGGACAGAAGCCTTTTTAGAAATGAATAAAGAAGTTGAAAAAGCGGAAGAAGAGATTAATAAATTATTAGAAAAATTAGATATACAAGTTAATGATTTATTTATTTATCATGAAAGTTTAAAACTTTATATGGGAATGGAAACAAATGATAGCGATGCTTTTCATGGAAGAGAAATGATTATATTAAATTATATCGATGAATTATATTCTCTTGCTGGCATTGGAGATTTAGTATTACCACAAAAAGATGCTCTTATCTTTCTTGCACTCAATCTTTCTAACGAAGCAGTCGGCGCCGGAGCAAAAAACACTTTAGCACATTATCTATCAATTTTTGCAGGTTTGTTAATGTTTGATGACGTTAGGAATATAGCTATTGAAGCCGCGAGAAAAGTTAACTCTGAACAATCAAAGACTCTAAAAAATATTCATTTATATAATTTAAATGGAATTTATGTTCCAGCTTCTATGATACTAACTTATACATATCAATCTTTATAGCAAGCATATGACCAAATAATTTCTGGTCGCGGCGCAAAAGTTAATATTTCTACTAATAAGATTGATAAAGATATAAATGTTTTTTTAAACACAGAGGATAAAATTTCTGAATATAACGTCAGTTCATATAGATATTTATGGCCAATAATGGCAGATAAAGCCTCTTCTGGGACAACCGTTCGTATCGCTTTTCTCGCGGCTTTTAATCAATTTATAAATGAACTTTTAGGCTAATGGATTTTTTAGCCACAATAACTCTTAGATATCTTACAACTATATGAAGAGGCAAGTACCCTCTCAGGAGGTGAGTTCCAGTGAATATTGAACAGGCACTAGGAAATATCCTTGAATGGGCAGGAAATCACATTATTCTTTTAGTATTCCTCTTTACTTTTGTAATACAAATAACTCCAATAAAATGGAACCCTTGGACCAGCTTTGCAAGTTGGTTTGGTAAAAAAATGACAGAAGGGGTATATTTAAAATTAGATGGAATTATAACAAGGGTAGAGAAAATAGAAAAAGAAGTAATGGAAAATGAAAAAGACCGCATTCGTAAGGAAGTTCTAGATTTTTCTAATTCATGCCGAAATGGAATAAAGCATACACAAGATGAATTTAAACATATCGTTACTCTAGATAAAAAATATTAGAAATTATTAAAAGCCACAGGAGATGAAAATGGCGTATATGAACTAGAGTACGAATATATTAAAAAGCTATATGCCAGACGACTAGAGAAAAATGATTTCTTAACGTCCTATGGCGGTCATGACCCCGAAGAAGAGGTGAATACTGATGGCTAATAAAATAACTACTGAATATATACAATTTTCAAAAAAAGTTACTGGATGGGGAATTACATTAACTACTTGCATGTTAGCAATATGTATTGCCGTAATTGCTATCTTTAACATTAGCCCCGAAATCGCGGTAACAATTTCTCATTTATATTCAGCTTATATTACTATTATGGGAATAACCATCGGCGCATATCAGGGGAATAGTTCACTAGAAAAATGGTCAAAAGCCAGATATAATTTTACAGAAACATTAAAATAGAGCCAAGAAGAGAAAGAACAAGAAGAAGGTCTTGGCTAAAGGAGGATTAAATGTATACTGAAATTGTTGTAAGCGCAATTGGACTAATTGTTGTTATTCTTAGTTGTTTAATCACCCGCCAACTGGTCCCTTGGCTAAAAGAAAAAAATTTATATCAGGCCGCGGTAGTAGCCGTTAACGCGGCGGAATCCCTGTATGGACGCTATCATGGTGATGAAAAACTTAATGCCGCGCTAGAATCTTTAAAAGCAAAAGGCTTCGATATTAATTCTGAACGTGTAAAAGAAGCGCTTGGAGCCGCTTGGAAAGAGCTTGATCGCGCGATGTATGCAGATGGAGAAAAATTTTTACCTGAAGAATAATTCTTGACTTCTTTTAGATTTTATTGTATAATAAAAGAAAAAAGAAGGTTCAAAATGTTAAATGAAATTGAAAAACGTAGCAAAGAAAAGATTCCCAACCTAGAGGTATATACAGATGGGTCTTGCAAATCATTGGGCCAAAACATGAAATTTGGTGGTTGGGCTTTTATTGCTACAAGAGATGGCAAAGAAATTTATGAGGCGGCGGGTGGCGAACGAGACACCACAAATCAGCGAATGGAATTAGATGCAATTCGCAGGGCTTTAGAATATGCGTCACAAAATCGCCGCCTCAATGAAAAAGTTATTATTTATAGTGATTCTGCCTATGCAATTAATTGTTATTTACAAGAATGGTACGTAAATTGGCAAGCTAATGGTTGGCGCACACAAAGTAAAAAAGAAGTTTCAAATCAAGACCTATGGCGAGATATCATTCCATACTTTGATGATTTTTGGTACGATTTTCAAAAAGTAGAAGGTCATAATGGAGTTTACTGGAACGAAATGTGCGATAAATTGGCGCAAAAGCAGGCAGATAAACTTAAATATAACATGCCAAAGGAGAACGCAAATGATTGAACAGTTTAAAGATTATTTAGAAGTAGAGGCCGCGGAGTATCGTAGTTTTGTAAATGAACTAAAACAAGAATTTTTTCATACTGAACAAGAAATTCTATCAGATCGAAAAGCTTTTTATGTTATTAGTAATGATAATAATGTACTTATTTGTGGCAATTTATACATTGAAAAAACAAATGAAATACATTATTATATAGTAAATATGCCAGAAAACGACACACGAAAAGCATCGCGACTTACAAGACAGATTGTTTTGGAAACAGAAGAAGAAGTAAAGACCTTTTTTGATGCTATAAATAAAGCGAGTCATAAGGAGGAAAGAAAATAATGCAAGAATTATTTCCAAATATTCCTGAATCAGTAAGAAAAAATGCTGAATTTATTTTTAATATGGCTTTGCGGCAAAAAAATCTTCTTTCTATGGTAAATACTTTGAATGAATATACAAATACTTGTTCTTCGGAAGAGGAAAAAGAATTTGTTGAATTCTATTTCAATATGAAAATGGAGCAAATGTTAAATGAAAGGTAATATAGTTTTTATGATAAGCGGGAAGGCCGGCTCTGGAAAGGGCGCGGTCGGGAATGCTCTCGAACAAGAATTAATGAAAGATGGATATCCAGTATTGCGTATCGCGTTTGGCGATGCTGTAAAAGACGCACTTATTCGTTATTATGATTGGGATGGTAATAAAGATACTAACGGGCGCGCAATGTTACAGCGATTAGGGACCGAACAAATGAGACAAAGATTTCCTGACTTTTGGGCTGAGCATGTCGCAAAATTTATTACTGCTACACAAAAAGACCATCTATATGTTATTATAGATGACTGGCGTTTTATAAATGAATTCGATATAATTAGCGATTATAATACAGAAGTAGTCACTATCCGCGTTGAACGCTATAATGAAGATGGTAGCAAATATATAAATCCCAATATGACAGCAGAACAGCGCGCCCATCAAAGTGAAATTGAACTAGATAAATTTCCATTTGATTATATAATTGAAAATCGTAGTTCCCTTGAGGATTTGGAAGATAATGTACTTACAATTCTAGAAGATTTAAATAGTTGACTTTTCCTTGAAACTTTGATATAATATAAGAAAAAGATTAAGGAGATTGAAATGCTTTTAAGAGAATTAGAACCAGAAAAGTATTGGTCAATGCCCTCAACATATTCCCGTGAAAAACGAGAGCTTGAAATTCAGAAAATGATTGATAGTGGAATGTATTACTACCAATTAAAAACCGATGGCAATTATTGTGCCTTTATTTGCGACTTTGATGGAGATAAACGACTTATCAGTCGTGGTATATCAAAGGTCAGTGGAGAATATGGCCGCCTTGAAGATAAAGTATTCTTCTACGAATCAATCGTTGCAATGTTTAATAAACCCACTCGTATTATGGGTGAAATTTATTTTGATCACGGCGTGGATAAACAAGTCGGCTCAGTATTGCGTTGCGGCGAACTAAAAGCGAAAAGTATTCAAGATAATGATTATTATATTAACGCCGCCGCGACGACAAAATTTTCTGCTAAAGATAAACGCGACATTGAAGGCAATGAATTTCGTAATCAAAAATTGAAATTGCGTATTTTTGATATATGGTATTATGATGGATTAGACCTTATGAATACTCCTTGGATTGAACGTCAAGAGTACGTTAAAAAGGCCGCAGAACGTATTAATCATCCTCTCGTGAGCTATGTTCCGTACTATAAAATGGATGAAAATTTTTATGATGCTTTTGGCGCCCTACTTGCAGATGGAGAAGAAGGTGTAGTTTGCTATAACGAAAATGGATTACCAGAACCAGCTAAACGTACAGCGCATAAAACTTGTAAATTAAAACAAGAAATCGCCAATGATGTAGATGCTTTTATTATTGGTACTGAGCCAGCAGTTCGCTCCTATACTGGCAAAGACGTAAGTACTTGGCAGTATTGGGAGGATCTTCGTACTGGCGAAAAACTAATTGGTGATTATTACGGAGATTTTCATTTGGGACATACAATTGAACCAATAACTAAAGGATATTATTTTAATTATCCTGGCGCAATTCTTGTTGGCGTTTATAATAACAAAGGTGAAATTTATCCTCTTTGTAAAGTTGCTGGCTTAACTGATGAATTTAAAACTGAACTACGCGATAATTTTGAAAAATGGTATATGTGTCCCGTAAGTATTACAGGTATGGCATTAAGTGATAGTAATGGTCTAAGTATCCGCCATCCAAAATTACGCTCAATTCGTCTCAATGATATTGACCCCAAGGATTGCACACTCGCAAAAATTTTAAACTAAATTACTTAAAGTTGCCGCGAGGCAACGAGGAGGCTACTATGGGAGATTTAGATTTCCTATCCCTCGTACAAGATACTTCGTCTCTTGACCCTGTTATGTATGAATATTTTAATCAACGTTTCAATCATAGAACCATTGTTTTCAATAGAGATGTAACAGAGGATATTGTAGAGACAATTTGGCTACCACTACGAAATTTTGAACTAGATGATTCCGCAGCACCAGTTACCCTTATTATTAACTCAATGGGTGGCTCTGTCACTGATGGATTGTTCCTAGCTCATTATTTAGCCAACTATTCTAAGCCATTAAATGTAATAATTACCGGCTGCGCCGCTTCAATGGCCGCGGTGATTTTAGCAGGATGCGGAAAAAATCCTAATATTACTCGTTTTTGCTATCCGAGTTCTTATGCTCTTATCCATGACGGATATGTCGCTTTAGCAGCGAGTGAAGCAAAAACCGCGCAAGACATGATGGCTTTTAATAATAAAGTGGATGAAGATATTCGTAAATTTATTATTGACCACACCAATATTACCGCAGAGCAATACGATGAACATGCTCGCCATCAATGGTTTATTGACGCAAGAGAAATGCTTGAATTGGGGCTCTGCGATAAAATTATTGGGGATGATGATTAATGATAAATTTTTTAGATACAAGCGCAATTCTTTCTAAGAATGCACTAAAAGAATTTAAAAACATTTACATAAGTCCTATTTCTTTAACAGAATTAGAAGATATAAAAACCAACCATAATAAAAGTGAAGAACTTAAATATCTCGCGCGAAGTGCTGTGCGAGATATTATTGGTTCCATAGATATTCTAACGACTCGTTTTCTTTCACAGCGAAAAGTAGATAAGTTATTAAAAAAGTATGATTTTCTACGTGATATAAATGATCATAGAATGTTATGCGAAGCAGAACTTCTTGCGCAGGAAACTGGTGAAAAAGTACAATTTGTAACAGCCGATGGTGCACAATACTTATTTGCAAGTGAAATGCCGCACCTGCAAGCTCTATTTTATGAAAGCAGAAATGAGAAAAATGAAGAAATATATTGTGGCTGGAGCAGGCATTATTTAGATGATGAAAAAATGAATCTTCTTTATAGTGATCCAAAAATGAATATTTTAAATTGTAAAATAAATGAATATGCACAGATTTATCAAGAACAAGAACTAAAAGATATAGTGCGCTGGGATGGTAATGAATACAAGCCTATCAAGTATAAAGACATTCGTAATCATTTTTTAAATGAAATTATTAAGCCCTTAAATCTTGAACAAAAAATGGCATTTGATCTTCTACAAAATCAAGATATCCCAGTAAAACTTCTTCCTGGTGCAGTAGGTACTGGTAAGGACTACTTGATGCTTACACACGCACTAGATCTTGTACAACGTGGTACGATGAATAAAATTATCTTTGTTCGTAATTTAGTACCATTTAAGGATGCTCCTGAGATCGGCTACCTCGCGGGAAATCTTCAAGAGAAAATCTCTTGGGGTATGGGCCCGCTAGCTTCAATCCTTGGTGAAGAAGGGCTAAATGATATGGAAGAACAAGGAATGATTGAAGCGGTAAATCTCGGCTTTATCAGAGGTATGAGTTGGGATAGAACAATTATTTACGTATCTGAGGGGCAGAACATCACTGGCGGAGGCTATAAACTACTTGTAAGCCGCTGCGGTGAAGGAAGCCAACTTTGGGTTAATGGCGACATTCTACAAACTGACGCTAAACGCTTTGAAGAAAATAATGGTATTAATAGACTTATTGCTTCATTGAGCGGCGACCCGCTATTCGGAATGGTAAAACTAATTAAGACGGAAAGATCAAAGACCGCGGAACTCGCGTCAAAAATTTAATGGTTGCGCGGAAAAAAGAAGTAATTTTAAAGTAAAATATTACTTATTTATATGAAAAGAACTTTATTACATTCGTAAATTTACGAAAGGAGGTAATAAAATGGCTTACGAAAAGCATACATGGGTAAACGGTGAAATTATAACAGCTTCAAAAATGAATAATATTGAAAATGGTATAGAAACCGTTGATGCCAACTAGGCAAATTTTATTCAAATGGTTGATAAAGGAGAAACACCCTCTTCTCAGTAGCCTGGAATTTAGATTGAAAATTCTACTCAAAGCGTTCTTATTCCAACAATGACAGATTTTGATGGACTGGAAACAAGAGTCGATAATTTAGAAAATGCTATTGATGAAGTTCCTACGGCATAGGATATTAATGAAATAAAAAATATTACTGCCCCAACCGAATCCACTAGTACCGCCAGCGCAGCCCACGCCCAGGGCAGCTATCTGATCTATGACGGCAAGCTGTACCAGGTCACGGCGGATATCGCCATCGGTGACACCCTGACCACCACCGGCACGGGAGCGAATATCGCCCAAATTACGGGTGGGGCCATGGGGGAAGTTGCTGACTTAAAGAGCGCGTTGAGTGATCAGGCTGATAGGTTTGAGAACATTACAGGGTTGTCTCTTTATGATTACGATGTAATACAAGGTGAATATATTCGTTACGCTACTGGTATTAATGTATCGTCGAGCGGATTCCTACGTACAGATTATATAGATCTTAATGGCGCATCAGAAATTAGATATAGTCGTTTGTTTGTAAACCTAGGGAATACGCCATCTCATGGTATAGCATTTTATGATGCAAACAAAACTTATATTTCTGGAATTAATTCTGGTTTTGTAAGAGATGGTGATGCTCATTATGAAGATTATGAAGTTAACGTTCCTGATGGGGCAAAATATGCAAGGTTTACAATTAGAGGAAGCGCATATATTGATGGATTTTATGTATTAAAATATAATCATCATTATATTAGCAATCTAAACGATAGAGTTAAAAACGTTTCAACATCATTGGAAAACGTTTCAACATCATTGGAAAACGTTTCAACATCATTGGAAAACGTTTCAACATCATTGGAAAACGTTATGGATGTTGTTAGCGAAGAGAAAGATGTTGATTTTAATCAAAATGCACGTAATGTATCTCTCGGTTCAGATAATACATGGATAGGTGGAAAATCGTGTTTAGTTCCTCTTTCTGGAAAAGAATTACAAATTTATGTAACAGCACAAAGCAATGCAAATGGATCGGTTGCTTTCCTTGTGGACGATAGCACTGTTGTACATGAGACTGCAAACTATGTTGATGGGACAGGGCGGATTGTAATTCCTGCCGGAACTTCGAATAGCATACCAATTCCAACTGGGGCTAATTACCTATATATACATAAGATATCTTATTCTGGTATAAACTTTACTCCAAATGCTGTAAAGATTTATTCAAAAAAAGTTATCCCTAATGTAGATACTACTTTGACTCAAACGGGGGAAGCCGCAGATGCCAAAATAACTGGAGATAAGTTTGAAAAAATTTGCAATCTTTCTGACGAGGCTATACCATTCGAAATTGATTCCGTGTCAAGTGCGATAAGATATTCGAGTGGCTTAGTGTATAGCTCGTCAAATTTCTCTGCTACTGGCTATGTTGACATAAGCAAGTTTAATAAAATCACATACGCTCGCGTTATTGCGCACATTGCAACTACCCCAACTCACGGAATGGCATTTTATGATTCCCAATACAATTATATAAGCGGAATTCGTAGCGAATTTGATGAGAATGCCACGGATACATACGATGAATATACAACAGATATCCCACAAAATGCAAAATATGCCCGTTTCACAGTTAGAGCAGATAACATTGATGATTTTTATATTCGTAGTGAGAATGTTTTAAAAAGTAGAATATTTGACATGCTACCAAAAAATGAATCTTATTCTACTAATAAGTGGTTAGTTGGTCTGGTTGGCATGACACAAAAAAATAATGGTAAATTTAATGTAGCTATGCGAATGAGATTGCTGTGCGATACCGAATGGACACCAATTGCGCCTGTGCCAAGGCAAAGAAGAGTTGATGGGAATTTGGTATTCGATAGTTTCTCGACCGGAGAAAAACAGATCGGTGTTCCTTATGGTGCACAGCTAACATACGAACAGTGGTTGGGAAAAAACATATCAATCGAAACTTTTTTGTCAGCCCTAGCAAATCCAAATTCTGTGATTTATGATTTCTCACGTGTTGGCACGGCTTACAGGGCAAGTGGTTGGTATTCAGTCAATTGTTCAAAAGCTGTTGTATATGCGTTAAATTTGCGCAACACATATGCAAGTGGATCATTTGCATCTGATCCAAACATTCGGGTGATTGCGAACGCAGGTGAATATACCGCTGAAGATATACAAATTGGTGACATTATAGAAGCAATTGGGGTACACACTGCTTTTATTACTGATCTTGTATATAATACGTTCGGCGAGCTATCGCAAATAGAAGTCAGTGAGGCAGTTACACCAACCTGCCGTAGAAAAAGGTGGAACATATACGGTTCTTTTGAAAACTTTTTTATCGAATTTGCAGATTATAGACTCGAAAGGTATGATTTAATTGATACTGTTCCACCTGTAAATATGGAAGCAATGTATCCATATATTTCGCCAAGCATTGGCTTGAATTATGGTAGTAAATCTAATTATACCACTTCAGATATTGTCGAAATTACCTTACTGCAAAAAAAATCAAACACATTGATTGTTAAAAAATCTGGAACACTGATTGATACTATTGATGTAACGAACTATGATGAGTCCGCTATTGTCCAATACACGCAAACAACTCCCGGGTGGTATGAAGTCGGATTTGATGGCGATGATAGCAAGAATTATGTTGGATTTTGTATAAATGACAATACTGCACTTTATGACTCGAATTCTGGAAAATTATCATTTTCGTCATCTGAAAGCACAATGTTTATGGTTTCATATTGTGCAGGTAGTTCACGATCCCATATTAGTGACGCTTTTCCAACATCAACGGATTTGGAAAATGGATATATGACATTGAGTATACCATCATCGGCATCGTATATTCATGTTACTTTTGCTAACGACTATGGTAAAACGGTCATAGAACTGGCACTTTAAATAACACCATAAGTAAGTATCAATAACCACTGATGGAGAAGAAAAGACGGGGCTACCGTCAATAGCCCCGCTTCTCCAGGTATTCATCCAGCGCCTTCTGGATTGTTCATGAACGGCCACGATCTTCCTTTTTCATGTTTTCTTCGTATAAAGAGGCGCTTTAAACACATTGGGAGCAGAAATGCTCCCACCTTTCTTTTTGACTTTTTTTAAAATTCATGATATAATAAAAGAAAAAAGGAATAAGATATGAAAAGAATATTAATTATATTAATATTTATTATTTTAATTTTTTTATTGTCTGGTTGTAGTGGAGACAATAGTAAATTACCACGCGTAGAACTCTGGAAAGGCCCTTGGAGACTTGATGCTATTTATTTGCCATTACGTGACAATCATACTTTCGCGGAAGTACCTTATGGCATTGAAGAAACAGAAAATGGGTATAATATTATAATTTATTGTGTGGAGGAAAAATAAAATGAGTGAACAAAAATATGATAAAAAACAAGTATGGGATGATATGATAGATGAATATTTCAATCGTCATCCAGATGCGGGACTTGCTTGGTGGATGCTTCCAGTAGAACAGCAGCCAGAAGGGTTTAAGATGGAAATGTACGATATTCTTTGGGATTTAATACATAAGGAGGATTCAAATGAATAAAGAACCGCTTGGATACTTAGGTGGCGGAATCATGACACACGGAGAAAATCTCGCGCGCCAAGAAGAGTATGATAAGTTTAAAGAGGCTAATATTCCAGGAGAAATTTATAGCCCTATTTCTAACAAGAGCATTAACGACAAATCTAGCATGACAGAGGAAGAGAACAATCATCTGGCAGAAAAAATTGTCGAAGCCGACGTTGAACGACTATGGAATAGTGATTATACTGTATTGTGCCCAGAGCAGTCTGCTATTGGAACGATGTGTGAAGTATCAATCCTTTATGGATGGAAGTATATGGCGGACCAAATGGTTAGGGAAATCTGGGAAACAATAATAGACAATAATTGGAAAAACGCTAATTTAAATAATTTATCACAAGAACAAAAAGCAAAATTATTTGATGTACTATTAAAAATTCTTGATCAGCAAGCAATTAAACAAAATTATGCCCACTATTTTGATATTCGTACCAATCATCTCAATGAAAAAGACTGGCGTCGCAGTTTTTCAATAAATCAATTCCTTTACGGAATAATTCTCGCAGCAACAAGCGATCATACACTTCATAATTCTTTTGATGAAATTATTCCAATTTTAAAGGAGCAATATAAGAATGAATAATTTATATATAACCGAACCAGATCATAATCTTATAGTCTCCGCAATTCAATTAATTCAAAATAATTACGACCGTGATGCTGTAATTTATGCGACAAGAAAATTCTGTGACGCTATTACTAATCCCTTAGAACAATCACTGCCCGACGAGAGTTGGTCTGGTTTTATTGGACGTTATCGTGGCGTACCTGTATATTGTATAAAGAAAGAAGTTTCAAATGATAGTTGGGCAATCGTATTGCCACAATATAATTTTGATGTAGGAGAATCAGAAAATGGATAATACAAATTTAATCTATGGTGTACGAGAAAAGCCAAAGACATTAAAAGAATGGATTGGATATACAATGCAACAGGTATTTTCAATCCTAACTGCAACATTACTAATTTCAACCATCTGCGGGACCCCGCTTGATGCTGGGGTGGCCGCTAGTGGCATTGGCACATTAGTCTATCTGCTGTTGACCGCCTTTAAGAGTCCTATGTATGTGTCTAATGCTGGCGGAACAGTATCAGCCGTATGTGGTACATTAGCACTATCCGGCGGCAACTATCTTGCTGTAATGGTTGGCGGTATGATTACTGCTTTACTATATCTTTTTGTTGGTCTTGGCATCAAGAAAAGCGGAGTCCAATGGCTAAATAATCTTTTACCAAGTAGTGTTATCGGCAGTGTTATTCTTGTTATTGGATTAAATTTATCTAAATTTAGTGTTTCTTATGCACAAATCAATGGCGCTTATAGCCTTATTGGCGTATTTGTTGCATTATTCGTAATGTTCGTCACTGCAATTACTGCTCGTTATGGTAAAGGCTTTATCAAAACAATTCCTTTCCTTATTGCTTTAGCCGCAGGATATGTATTATGTCTTATCTTGGAAATATTTGGTATTCATGTACTAAATCTTTCTGCTTTTAATAACATGAAACTATTTTCTGTTCCTAAATTTGCTTTCCTATCTGCAACTTTTGAAGGCTTTAAATGGGATTGGATTCCACAATTAATTATTATGTGGGTATCAACTTCTCTCGCTCTTCTATTGGAACATATTGGCGACCATAAAAGTTTGAGCGCGGTCATCGGCACTGATTTAACTGTAACACCAGGACTTCACCGTACTCTTTGGGCGGATGGGACAGCATCTTTCGTCGGCACAATAGTCGGCGGCCAGCCCAATACAAGTTATGGCGAGTCAATTAGTTGTACTGCGGTTAGTCGTGTAGGCAGTGCTTATGTTGTAGGCGCCGCCGCCATCGTAATGATTATTGCCTCATTCTTCCGCCCCTTAATGGCTTTATTTGAAAGTATTGGCAATCCAATTTTCTGTGGCGTTAGTCTTATTGCATATGGATACATTGCATTTTCTGGATTAAATATACTTATGAATAGCGGCATTAATTATAATAATACAAAAGATGTAATGATTGTCTGTGCAGTTCTTACAACTGGTATTGGCGGACTTAGCTTAAATCTTGGACCGATTACTTTTACAGGAGTTAGTCTAAGTATGCTTACTGGTATAATAATGAACTTAATTTTGAATAGAAAATCTTTAAAATAAAAAAATTTTTTAGAAAAGGGAGAAAATGCAGTAATTCTCCCCTTTCTAAATTACTTATCCTATGGAGGGATAAGATATGACGACAAAAGAAAAAATACAAAAACTTATTGAATTAGGTTTTACTTGTGGTTAGATAGGAAAAATTTGTGAATGCCACGGAACAACTATTTCTAGTTGGCTTCGCGGCGCGAGTAATATCTCTAAACGCATGGAAGAATCTATTGAAAGTCATATTCAAGCCTTTCTAAAAAAATTAGAAGAAATTTGGATGTGATTTTATGACAAAAGTAAAAATTAATATGCAAGGATGGAAACTAAGCGAGCATGGCGTGCCTGACAGTTTTTATAGTGTACCTGAAGATGCCGAGCCTATTAAACAAGGCAATAAAATTTATTGGCCTGCGATATGTAAATGCGGAACACAAAAACTAGTTGAAGGGACTAAATTGCGATCTGGGCATACAAAATCATGCGGTTGTAAAAAGAAGTTTGCTACCGTTGATTTAACCAATCAAACTTTTACATATTTAACTGCTCTTTATCCATTATCAGAACGACGGTACGGTAACGTAGTTTGGCATTGTCAATGTAAATGTGGTAATTATACAGATGCTACCGTCGCTTCGCTAAAAAATGGGACAGTACGTTCTTGCGGTTGTTTACAAAAAATAAGTGCTGCTAAGCGAGCTTATCATTTAGAAAACCAAATTTTTAATGAGGTTTTAGTATTGGAGCGAGATTACGAATATCCAATAATTAATCATATTAAAGATGAACATTCCTATTGGAAATGTAAGTGTTTACGTTGTGGAAACATCTTTACTGCGGTTGGCAGAGATTTAATCAACGGTCATACAGCTTCTTGTGGTTGTTTACGCTTTTAGGGGTCTAAGGGAGAAGATAATATTCGTAAAATATTAGATGATAATAATATTAAATATGTTTATAATAAAGAATATTTTAAAGATTTAATTTTAGAAAAAGGTAAACCTGGGCGTTATGATTTTATTATTTTAAATGATAATAATCAACCATAGCGTATTATAGAATTTGATGGGTTACAACATAATAAATCAAATACACTTTTTGGAGAAAATGAATTTTTAAGATTACAAAGAGCAGATAGGCTAAAAAATGAATATGCTTTATCGCACAATATCCCACTTGTTCGTATTCCATATAAAGAACGCGACCATATAACTCTCGAAATGATTATGGGAGATAAATACTTAATAAAGTCATCTAATGGCTAATAAAATAAAAAGGAAAAATAAATATGATTATTTATCGTTACGAACTTCCGGATGGCGGAGGACCTTTTTGTACAAAAGACGGAAGAAAAAGAGACGACCCTAACATTTGGTTTAATGATGATACCCTCTATGGATGTAAATCCATAGAGGACTTAAAATTATGGTTTAATAAACGCAATATAAATTATTCATGCTATATTTTAACTAAATATTATGGTGAATTAGTAAAAGAAGGGCAAGATGAAGTCTTAATTAAAAAAAGTACCGCAAGAAAAATGTTTGACAAAAATTAAAATTTAGGTTATAATATAATTGAAAGAAAGGAGAAAAGTATGTTTAAAACTTTTGAGCAAATTTCGCAACGTTATCCGATTGGTTATATCTACAAAATCGAGCCTGTTTCTCAACGCCTGTATTGTGCGCATGAGGTAGTATTTGATAAGATGAAAGAATATTATGGAGATAATAACGTCCAAATGGTGTCACCGCATCATGCGCTTTATACACATCTTGTACCTTATACTGTAAAAGGCTATTACTTTGATGGCGAATACTGGTATCCAGTAGATGATATGAAGATTTTAACTCCCGAAGACATTGATGAAAGTGAAGATTAAATAATCATAATTTTGAAAGAAAAAATCTAAAAAAAAGAAGAAAATAAAGTTATTCTTTCTTTTTTATATCACTTATCCTATGGAGGGATAAGATATGACGCTACAAGAAAAAATACAAAAAATGATTGAACTTGGCTATTCATATAACCAACTAGGAAAAATATGCGAATGCCATTCTACAAGTCTTTCAAAGTGGATGCGAGGTGAAATAAATATTTCCGCAAGGATGGAAGAATCCATAAAAAGTCATATCAAGTCTTATATAGAAAATTTAGAAAATATATGGATGTGATTTTATGCCAAAATTAATTGATATGACGGGATGGAAAATGTGGGAGCATGGAGAGTCCCAGAAAGCCGTTTAGAAGTTATAAAAAGATATGAATTAAATGACGCAGAAAATAAGCCATAGTGGTTATGTCGATGCACTTGCGGAAATACTATAATAGTTACAGGGAAACGATTGAAAAATGGCAATACTAAATCTTGCGGATGCCTACAACCAGAAAAAGCAAGACAAAACGGAGAAAAGTGTAAAAAAGATTTAACTGGACAACGTTTTGGATTATTGACTGTATTAGAAAGAATGGAAAGAAAAAGTGGGAATAATGCCATATGGAGATGCTAGTGCGATTGTGGCAATATTGTAGAAGTAATTAATGGCAACTTAGGAAGAGCTACTCATTCATGCGGTTGCCTTAAAAAATCCGTTGGAGAAATGTAGATAGAACAAATTTTAATTGATAATAATTATAATTATCTTTTCGATAAACCATACTTTAAAGATTTAATTTTACCTGGCGGCGGAATAGGACGATATGATTTTATTATTCTAAATCAAAATAATAATCCATATTGGCTAATTGAATTCGATGGAGAACAACATTATAAAAAGACTGGATGGTTTAATTCTTTATCATTAGAGTAGCGACAAGAAAATGATAATATAAAAAATTTATATGCTAAAAATCATAATTTACCATTAGTAAGAATTCCATATTATATGAAAAATAAAGTAACAAAAGATATATTATTTGGAGAAGAATATTTGTAAGAATTTGACTTTATTTTAAAATTATAATATAATTATTATAGAAAAAGAAAGAGGGTGATTACAATCGGCCTTGATGCTTATTTGGTAGCCGCGCGCAATAAGAAGCAGCTTGAATCCGAAGAATTTTGGGATGCACTATTTGACTCTCGTGAAATGAAAGAAAATTATGAATGGGATACGCCCGCGGAACTTGCGTATTGGCGTAAGTTCTGGGACTTGCATACTGCCATGTCGCATAAGTATGGCCTTGACAATGGCGATTGGGTTGAACTTAGCAAGGATGACCTTGAGTACTTACTTGATGTAGCCGCGCATAATCCAGATTATTGGGACGATTTTAAAAGCGTTCCTGATATTTGTCGTGTAATTTATAATTATGACAAGTTGCGTGAAAATGGATTACAAGTTTTTTATGGAGGAAACTACTAATGACTCATAAGACAATTATGGAATATTATCCTCGTCATCGCAGTCTTATGGGCCGCTTTATCGAAATCGAAGATTTCTGCGGCCCTATTGAAGAAGTTGATGAATTAGAAGAGAAGCAATATTTTCGGCGTCTTATGGGGAGCAACGAGATTCCCCTTGTATATTATGGAACAGATAAAAATTTTCATCATGTAATCTTTTGTTATAAACCCATTGTAGCATATATTGCGTTTGATGATTACGATGACTTTTATCCCGCGGTTCCAACTGACAATGAAGATGGCTTTGAACTTTTTAATCCTTGGGCAGAAGATGATTCAGATTGGATTGAAAAAGATGAAATAATCGTAGCAAAGACACGAGCATTTGAAGATTTTGTTAAGGCCGCAAAGGAACACTTAATTGAGCACTATTGTTTTGATAATGAACAAGTTTTTACCAATTGGGTTGAAATGAAAAATTTTATGGAAGGAAAGAAATCGGAATGATTCTTTCCTTTTTGGAATACATAAGAGATAGAAGGAAACTTCCAATATTTTATTTTATCGCGATTGTTGGGAATATTGCGACCGAGGTGCTGAAATGATTGAAGAAATAATTCAAAAATATATTCGTTTTATGGAAGGACATTATAAAACGCAAACCGCCGCGGCAGAAGACTTACATATTAGCCGCGCGCATCTAAATAAAATAATTCATAGGCATGACAATCCTTCTCTTACATTATTAAAGAGAATGGAAGATAAGATGAAAGAATATAATTTTGAGGAGTAAAAATATGCCAAATATCAAAACGTATCGAATTTATTCACGTTGGCTCGCGGTTGAATTGCGTAAGCGCGGCTTCAAAATAATCGGAACCGATATAAACGAATATCATCCTGAATTTACAGTATGGATATTTGAGGATAGTGATGCCTTACAAGCAGCAATCCCTGAATTAAACCGCATGCATAAACGTACCTAAATGGAGGAACCTAAGTTATGGCAAATATAAATAACGCGCCCGCTCTATATATGCGTGGTAAGAAATGGAAAGAGGAAAATGAGCAACGAATAAGTGTTGCTGATAGATTGCTAGTGGCAATAGGAACCACAAAAGGATTGACAGCAAATGATAGATTATTGCTCATTCTTTTAATAGGACAGACTGATGATGTAACAAAACCATTTCATCCCTCGGAAAAGTGGATAAGGGATAGAACTGGAATGTCACATGATACCTATATTGAGCGGCGGAAAGCTCTCGCGGCAAAGGGCATTATTGAATTTAAAGAATACGAATCAATTACTATCAATCTTGATTATTTTGAATAAGTCGGATTTTCCGACTTTCTAACAAGTCGGAAAATTGTACTATATTTTTAAAATATGGAGTAAGTAGGATTTTACGGCGAGTCAAGTCGGATTTTCCGACCTTTTAACAAGTAGGATTTTCCGACCTGCGAAAAGTAAAGAATTCCTACCTATAACATAATATAAACATAATAAATAACATAATAATTAACATAAAAATAATTTTAAAATCGCCGGAAAATCCCACCTTCTCCCTTCGGAAATTGCGGCTTCGCGCTACGCGCTCCGCGGCAATCCGAAGGGACGCAAGCGAATTCTTGACAAAGAATAAAATTTGAGTTATAATAAAGAAAAGGAGAAATGAAATGCGAAAATTATTCTATCGTTTTATACATTGGATTTGTAATAAAACATATAGGCCGCGCCATCAACTTACAGCGCGTGGGCTATATGCTTGTTACTATATAATTGAAAAATATATAAATGAAATGCAACCTAATGATTTTAATCAAGATTATGAAGAAATGATTGATAAAAAACTTGAAACTATTGAAAAAACATCATTCTTTTACTCCTTTAAAAATGAAGATGAAAGTACCGCACAGATTCCTGATTCTGATAAGCGCGATTTCGCCGCACAGATGGTTGTCGCCGCGATGCTTTACCTTTGTAATGAAAAAGATAGAGAAACAGTTTATGGCTATATAAAGAATGACCGCGCGCTTGAATTGATTAAAGGATGTATTAAGGAAGGACTGGTCTTTTAAATGGATGGCATTGAAATTTTAAAAACAATAGAAATTACTACAATACAAAGTTGGATTGTGCATGGTATTATTATTTCCTTAGGAATAGCAATTATAGCCGCCATTACTTTACATGAATCTGAGGTTGATAACATTCCATCTATTATCGCTTGCTTTACAGCGGCCCTCGCCGCAGTCGCTTTTATTTTTTTCATGATGGCCGCGATAATTGCACCCCAAAAACCAACTGGTAAATATAAACAAATAGTGCGCGTGTCAGACGATATATCTTTAAATGAATTTTATGAAAAATATGAAATTTTAAGTAAAGAAGAATATACAAATGTATATACTGTAAAGGAGCGTATTATAAAATGATTTATGTAATTACAAAAGGAGAGTATTCTGGTTATCATATTTGTGCAGTAGCAACAACTTATGAAAATGCAGAATATTTACGTAAAATGTACTGCGATTCTTATCAAGACGCTGAGATTGAAGCATTTACTCCAGACGTTCCGGACGATACTTTTTATAACCCTTCTCCAACAGGATATTGGCGAATTAATTTTAAAGCAAACGGTGAATTAGATGGTCAGCCGAAATTTTATTTTGATAAGCCAAACCTTGAAATTAGAATTAGTCAAGCAAGATTTTCTTTTGATTCAGCATTAACGGTGCACAATATTAAAGCAGAGCATCCGGCAGAAGCATTTAAAATTGCTTGCGATGTCCGTGCAAAATATCTCGCAGAACAATTAGGTTTATAATATAAGAGGATATATTAAATGACAGAATTAAAAACACAAAAAGAGCTTCATGAGGATATAAAAGAAACCTTTAATAAATGGCTTGACCGGCATCCAGAGCATCAAGGATTTCCAAGCCATTATCATCTATGTACATTTGATATGCTTCCCGGCCGAAAATATAAAAAACAAAAATGTCGTGAATGGTGTCGTAAACATCCTGAATTAAAAACTTTACCTCGTTATGACAGATGTGACGCCTGCGAAATGTTTAATTATGTTGCTATTGATGATGAAGGATGTATTACAATGGTTCAGCATCCTAATGCCGCAGAATGTAAAAAATATTTTGAATTAGAAAAACATTGGAGGGAAACTCTTAAAAATGAAAACAATTATTCGTAGTCGTGATAGCGGCAAGGCCGCAGAACTCCTTACTTATGCGCGCGAACATGGCGCCGCGGTCGTTACTCAAAATAAACGCGCGTTTCAAGTAAAGGCATCTTCGCTTGGCTTTAATGATATTGAAGTTCTTGATTATGAAGATTTAATTCATGATAATTATGATGAAAATAAACCAATTGTTATTCATAACGGAGATAAATGTCTTTTCTATCTAATGGATAAATTCTTTGGCTTAAGTGTAATTGGATTTAGTGCGACAGAGGAATAATATGAAAAATAAATTTTATACAGTTGAACCAAATAATATTCAAGTAACAAAAGAAGAATTTTATGAATTTATTAAAAATTATCCTCGCAAATTAGCACGCGACGTAACCGGCATATGTGACCCACCTTATGTTAGTTATAATGATTTTGAATTAGCGAATAGATGGCCATGTAGTGTTGTTGCCGCCACTTATTTATACGACAATGAACCAGATGGTTATTATTATGAACCAGAAGAACAACGAATTTATAGAATTATGAAAAATTATCAAGAAGTATTTGAATCAAAAACTGGGTATAAAGAAGGAGATTAATGTGTTTAATGTAATTGATACAAAATCCAATGATACACAAATACAAACAATTTATGAACCCAAAGAGTTGGTAAAAGCATTAGAAGATACACTTTCTTACTACAAGAAACAAACCACAAACGCTTTAATAGAAGCAAGTAAGACGCGCGAAGAAGTTATTGCAGAAATTCAAAATGCATATGCTGAAGAAAATGCGCGCCTAAAAGAAAAGTTAAAATTTGCTTTTGGATTTTTTAGTAGTGAAAAAGAACTTGATGCGTGGCGCGCATTTTGTAAAAAGCATGAAGAATGTCGTTGTAAGTATAAAATTGATGGCGGGAAAATGCCATATATTATTCCTTATGGCACTGGAATTGGTCAATGTGTAACTGCCGTATGCCAGGTTTGTGGAGAAAAAGAAGATATTACAGATATGGATGTATGGTAAAGGAGAATAATATGAGTCAAATTTATCTTGGCGGTCCTTGCGACAGTGAACATCGTACTTTAATGGTTCGCGCCGCGGAAGCATTGAGGAATATGGGACATGACGTGTATTGTCCTTTTGAATTAAAAATTGAAATAAAATTCATTAACGGGAAGAAAAAATCAAAGAATAGATGAAGCTTTCATACAATTATAATGAGGTGATATGATGATTTTAAGAGAAAAAATTCAATTTCTTTTAGATAATGATTTTACATTTAATCAAATAGGAAAAATTTGTGAATGTCATGGAACTTCTATTTCTAAATGGTATAATGGAAAGTCTAAATTATCTAAAAGGATGGAAGAATCTATTGAACTTCATATAATAAACTTCTGTAAAAAATTAAATCAAGTATGGGGCGATAAAAATGAAGATTATAACAAATGAAAATATTGAATTAGAATTACCAGAAGAAATTGTTAAACAATTTCCTCCTTCTAAGGCCAAAATTGAAAAACAAAAATTTAAATATGGTGATATAGTCAGAAATATGACTATATTATATAGAATAGATAAAAAAGATCATGCTACTTATTTATTACGATGTATCTGCGGAAATTATAAAACAGCGCGCAGCGACCATTTAATGAATAATAAAGTAGGATTATGCCCAGAGTGCTAGAAAAAAGAACGCTTGATCAAAAGTTAGTCTAATGAAATTGGCTAGCGTTTTGGAACTCTAACAATTATTGATTATTTTTCAGAACAATATATAGAAGATAATAAGAGAAAATATAAATATCGCGTAAAAGTTCGATGTGATTGCGGCGCGGAGGAGTATTTAGATCCTTCTAGACTCCATCGAGGCGAAGTAACAACTTGTTATAAAGAACGAGAAATTCCAGAAAACTTAATAGGAAAACAGTTTGATGCTTTAACTGTATTAAAAAAGAGTGAGAAAACCCAGGCTAATGGTACTGCATATTGGGAGTGTAAGTGTTAGTGCGGTAATATTGTATTACGAACAACAAAAACTTTAAGAAATCAAGAGCATTATCATAGTTGTGGTTGTCATAATATAATTCGTAGTTATGGAGAAGAAGAAATTTCAAAGTTATTAATTTAGAATAACTATACGTTTATTCATGATAAGCCATATTTTTCTGATTTACGATTACCAAGCGGTATTATAGGTCGATATGATTTTATTATATTAAATAATAATATTCCAATACGATTAATTGAATTTGATGGTATTTAGCATTATCAAGAATATCGTCCAGGTTATGGAAAAGCGTCTTTAATTGAACGTCAAGGGCGGGATAAAATAAAAAATGAGTATGCGAGAAAACATAATATTCCCTTAGTCCGTATTCCTTATTATGAACGTGGTAAAATCACATTAGAATTATTATTTGGGGACAAGTATCTAATAAATAATTAAAGTCTTTGCGCCACTAATTGAAGATCAAACTATTAATTCTTATAAAAAGGAGTGCCTTACTGTATTAACATGAATTGTAGGGCTATAAATATAAATATGACCAATAGAGAAAAATTTAATTCAACCTTTAATATTTATCTCGATGAACTTTGGGCTATGCCAGAAAATCAGTTTTTAAAATGGGCCGAAAACAAATATACGCCCGAAGCAATAAGTTCTGAATATAAACAATTTATTTGTAAACATTGTGGTTATAGATATCACGTCAATGCAGAAACTCAATGGGATGAATTTTTTCGTTTTAACTACTGGAATGCCACATGCCCGAATTGTGGAACAGAAAATGAAGTCAATGATTGTTATTGGAGGTAAATATGAAAGAATGTGAATATTGTTTTACTCAACATAAACGTCATGAATATATTGCGGAAGACGGTGATACGACCGCTAGTCTAAGAATTGACAAAGACATGTTGTTTATTGAATTAAAATGGTATGATGAATTAAGAAAAGCATATTTAGGAATGGGCATGTCCCCAATGATTAGATATTGTCCTTGGTGTGGAAGAAAATTAGAAGAAGAAAATTGATATGAATTTACGAGAAGAACTTGATAAAACAATTAAAGCAATTTCGCCATATCATTACAAACAACCAGCTTATTATTGTACACAGGAACATTATGATTTATTAAAAGAAAATGATTTATTATATCTTCTTAATGAATATAAAATCGTTATTGTTCCCGCATTACTTTACCCAAAAGAGTATAATAAATATTGGAGCGAGTATGAAGATTAAATATAAATTAACTTATGAATGGGAATCTCCTTCCGCGGATATTGAAAGTTATGCAGAAGATAATGAATGTAGTATTGATGAAGCAATTGATGAATTAATTCAATGGAATACAGAAGAGTATTTCGAGCGAATGGAAACGCGGGCCGCGAATATTTTGGACCATTATACTAGTAAGTTTGAGTGTGAGGTTGTGAATGATTAATAAAGATAAAGCAATTGAATATCTCGATTGGTATTTTTATTGTGATAATGGTTCCGGAGACCATGATATCATAAAAGAATATGAAAAATTAAAGGCATATATTGAAAATCTTGAAAAATGTTATGATAAAGTTGGTAAAGTATGTATTTATTTGCTTCGTAAACATGAAAAAGAATTTATAGAACAATATAAATATAAATCCAATTTTGAGGAATGGCATGATATTATGTTGGCTTTTGATAAAATTTCAGAAGAAATGAATAGGAAAATGCCAGAACCATGGTATACTTATTGTTTTGGGAGGAAAGAAGATGTTTGATTGGAAAGAATATGTAAGTCCAAAATGCACTATAAATCTTGACTTACAAGTTAATACAGAAAAGATAGATGAAGACCTTGATACTTTGAAGCAAATGCTTATGAGCCTCGCGGGCGCACTTCATAGGAAATTGGTGTTTGTTATAGATGAAAATGACGTGGAAGTATTTCAAAGCTTTGAATAATAATAGTCAAGCAATAAAATGCTTGACTTTCTTTTTAATTTATGTTATAATAAATTGAATGAAAAGGAGGGATGATTTTGATTCAAAATTATTCTGCAAATGATATACAAACTCTTTCCCCTGGACGCGCCTATCGTGAACGTCTTGGTATGTATCTTTCCGCGGACCTTCAAGAAGCGATGGATTTAGGTTTACGCGAATTAGTATATAATGCACAAGATGAATACGCCGCGACTAATCAAAAAGATGCCTATATTAAAATAACAATAAATACAAAAACTAATGAAATTATTGCGGAAGATAATATGCGCGGCATCCCGGTGGGTATGCGCGAGGACGGTATGAATTCTCTTACCGCCGCGTTCCTAGTCCCTCATTCCGGCGCAAAATATGACGATAAAACTGCTTATAGCAGTAGTGTCGGATGTAATGGTCAGGGTAATAAGATTGTATGTCATACTGCGAAATGGCTTAAAGTAGAAGTACAGCGTGACGGTAATATTTACTTTCAGTCCTTCCACGAAACAGATGAAGGTGCGGTCCCAGACAGTGACGTAAAAATAATTGGTAAGTCTAATAAAACTGGGACAAAAATTACTTATATTCCTTCTGAAAAAGTATATGGAAAAGATACCAGAATTGATATTAATGTATTATCTAAAACATTAAAACAATTATCTTATTTTTCCCGCGGTCTTAAAATTATTCTAAATGTTGATGGACAAGAAGAAATTTTTATTTCTAAAAACGGATTAATTGATGGACTTGATACTATCAATGCTCTTTCTAAACCTTTTCAGTATTCTGGGAATATCGCTGATTGTGAAGTTGAATTAGCATTGCAATGGGTAAAGAAAAAGGGACAAATTCGTGGATACGCTAATGGACTTTATATGCCAGATGGTGGCGCTTTTATAAGTCAATTTAAAAGTTCTCTTACTCGTACTTTTAATTCATTAGCTAAGAAAAAATTTGATGGCGATTCTATCCGTAATATGCTTGACGGTTATGTTTCTGTAAAAGTTCGAGTTGGACAATTTTCTAATCAGGCAAAAACCGCTTTAGCAAATAAAGAAGCAGCAACCGCGACCGCCGCTGCAATTACCGAGACTCTTAAACAATTCGCGGCAACAAGAACAACTGATTTTAATAATGTAGTTACATTACTTGAAAGAATTGAAAAAGCTTCTGCCGCGGCTGAAAGAGAATACAATGCTGTTTTAAATCATGAGAAAGAAATGATTAACGCCGCAAAGAAAAAATTTATTACAAGTGATAAACTTCGTGAGGCTCGTATTTTGGGACAAGACTCAACCCTTGTGGTTGTAGAAGGGGATTCGGCCGGCGGCTCGATCAGTACTGGGCGACAAAAAGCGGAAAATGGCGATCATATTGGTATTTTAATGCTTAGAGGTAAAGCTATCAATGCATTAGCCAATCCGCTTGAAAAAGTGTTAGAGAATGAAGAAGTAAAATTATTACTTCAGGCCCTTGGATTAATCTATGGACAAAAATATAATAGTAAAAAATTACGATATGGAAAAATTGCTATATCTAGCGACGCAGACTTCGACGGGGCGCATGTAGGTTTACTCGTAATGTCCATTTTACAAAAATTATGTCCAGAATTTATTCAAGAAGGTAGACTATATTGGTTAAAAGCACCTATTTGTAAACTTGACTTTAAAGGAAAAACATGGTATTATTATAGTGAAGAAGAGGTAAATACTCGGAATCAAAAAGAAGGTAATATCGTATTTTATAAAGGACTTGGTCAGATGAGTCCAAAAGACTTACAGGAATCTTTATTTAATTCAAAATATCAGCATCTTGAACAATTAATGCCATCTGAAGAAGGAATCAATACTTTACTTGCTTTAATGGGTGAAGATGTAACTCCGCGTAAAGACTTTGTGCAACAAATTGATTTTGGAGGTTTTGAAATATGATTAATCAGCGAAAAATGGTCGACGTTGTAAATGAAAATTTTGAACGTTATGCTGGTAATGTAATTCTTGACCGCGCAATTTGTGATGTACGCGATATGCTCAAACCAAGTGCTCGTATGCTAATTTACTCACAGATGGCTATTACAAAGAATACACATAAAAAGCCTTTTATTAAAAGTGCCCGCGTGGTTGGCGATTGTCTTGGCCATTTGTATGAGCATGGTGAAAGTTCTTGTTATGGATCTTACATGCGCATGAGTAAAGATTTTACTATGCGCGTACCACTTGAAGAATGCCAAGGAAATAATGGTACAATGACAAAAAACGGCGATGAAGCGGCGATGCGTTATACTGAACTACGTTTAAGTGAAATCGCTAGTTATCTGTATAATGGATTAGACAAAAATGCTATCGGAAATAATTGGCGAAACAATTTTGATGAAACCGAACAGTATCCAGGAGTAATGCCCAGTATTGGTTATTTTAATCTGTGTAATGGTACACAGGGTCTAGGTATAGCTATTAGTAGTAGTATCCCCCAGTTTAATCTACGAGAAGTTAATAATGTTATTATTAAATTAATTAAAGACCAAAATATTACTGATGAAGATTTAATTATTATGCCTGACTTCGCGACCGGCGGTATTCTCGTTAATGCAAAAGAAGTCTATCAAGCTTTAATTATTGGTCAAGGCGCGGCTTGTAAACTACGCGCTGTCATGAATTATAATCCTGATACAAATAGTATTATTATTACAGAGTTACCATATGGCGTTTATAGTGAAGTAATAAAGACTCAAGTACACGCTTTAATGGAAGATGAACATTATGGTATTAAAAGTATTCATGACAATACAGGAAAAACCCCAGAAATTATTTTGGAACTAAATAAAGGTGTTAATTCTAAGAAAATGATAGAAAAACTGTATAAAGATACCAGTTTGGAAAATCATTTTACTATTAATATGTGGGTTTTAAAAGATGGTCGTTTTCCTCAAGTTATGGGTTTACGGCAAATCTTCCAAGAATATATCACTCATATTCAACAGTGTAAAACTCGTGAAATTCAATTTGATTTAGATAAAGCTCTCGCGCGAAAGAATATTGTAGATGGTCTAATTAAAGCCTACTCAATTATTGATGAGGTTGTTGCATTAATTCGTGCTTCTGCTAATCCAAGTGAAGCGTCTTCAAAACTAATTTCTACGTATCAATTTAATGAAGAGCAAGCTAAAGCAATTCTTGCAATGAAGTTATCAAGTCTAACTAAACTTGATATTGTAAAATTAAATGAAGAGCGGGAAGAACTTGAAGAGAAAATTGCATGGTACAACTACTTATTAAATGATACTACGGCTCTTGATAACGAACTGATTAAAATCCTTGAAGAAGTAGCAACTAAATTTGGTGATGAACGCCGTACTAAAATACTAAATCTTGTTGAATCAGAAGAAAGCGAACAAGAAACCATCAAAGAAGAAGATGTTGGCGTAATGCTTTTTGATAATAACATGATTCGTGTTATTAAAAAAGAGGATTTACAGGGTGCAAAGCGCGGAAAGAAAGGCGCAAATATCAAGCCTCCGAAGGGCGCCAATCTTATTAATACTTTATATACAAGTAATCTTGGCACAGTGGCCGCTTTTACTAATTATGGCCGTATGTACAACTTCTCTTTAAATGAACTAGATTTTGGAAAAGATTACTCAATTTATGAACTAATTGTTCCTCAAGATAACGAAAAGGTTATCCTTCTTATTGATACAACTTCTTTTAATGCTTATCATTACTTGATTACTGTAAGCAAAAATGGTTATATCAAAAAGAGTACAATCAATGAATATAATTCTCGCGCGAAAAAGGGAGTAGTTGCTGTAAAACTTGAGGAAGGCGATAAATTAGTAGGCGTATATCTATCAATGTCAGATAATGATAAAATATTTGTCGCTGGTGAAAATGGTTATTATAACTATTATTCGATAAGTGAAATTAGTAGTGCTGGCCGCGCAACAAAAGGTGTAAAAGCGATTAAACTTTCTACTGACGAAAAAATTGCTGGAGCAACCATTATTAAAGATAATATAGAATATCGCGGAATTCTATCTATCACTTCTTCTGGAAAAGGAAAAATTACCGCGCTTAATGATTTTAATGAAACAACACGTGCAATTAAAGGTAATCAAGTCATGGTATTAAAAGAAGAAAAGCTGTCAACGGTATATGCTGTTCCCGCATCACAAGAAAAACTTTTTGTGTCAGCTAATAATAAAGC